GACCAAGTCAACATGACCCCCAAAACGGTGGGTGCATTCGTTGACTACAGCCGTCGCCTGCTGCTCCAGTCCTCCATCGACGTCGAGGGCATGGTCCGCAACGACCTGACCCGCGTGATCGCTCTGGAACTGGACCGCGCTGCCATCTACGGCACTGGCTCCTCCAACCAGCCCCTGGGCCTGACCAACGTCAGCGGCATCGGCTCCCAGACCATCACCACCTTCGGCACCTTCGAGGAGTACATCGGCATGGAGACCGATGTTGCTGCTGCTAACGCCGACGCTGGCTCCCTGCGTTACATCGTGAACGCTTCTGCCCGCGGCGCTCTGAAGAGCACCGAGAAGGCAACTGGCACCGCCCAGTTCGTGTACGAGAACGACCAGATCAACGGCTACCCCGTGATCGTGTCGAACCAGCTGCAGAACAACGACGCTCTGTTCGGCGACTTCTCCATGATGATCATGGGTATGTGGTCTGGCCTGGATCTGACCGTCGATCCCTACGCCGGTGCAACCGCTGGCACCGTCCGCATCATCGCCCTCCAGGACGTCGATGTGGCCGTCAAGCAGCCTGGCGCTTTCTGCCTGGGCACCTGATCTCCGGGTGAGATCTGACCACCGCGGAGTAACTCATGCGAGTTGAAATCCTGCGGCCGGTAATGATCTCGGGGGAGCCTGCTTCGGCGGGCTCCTTTGCCGAGGTCAGTCTGGCCGACGCCCAAATGCTTATCGGACTCGGCAAGGCCCGCAAGGCTGAAGAGCCCGAAGCTGCTAAGCCTGAACCCAAGCCTGAGCCCCCGGCCGAGGCAGAGGTCAAGCCCAAGCGCACTCGTTCCACCGCCCCCAAGGAGTGAGCCATGGCCCTTCTTTCCCAAACTCTCGACAAGCTCAGCCACCTGGCCTTTGCGCCTACGGCTGCCCGCACCGCTGATCTCGACGGCACTGCCGTTGACCTCAACGATTACGAAGGCGACATCGTCGTGATCCTCGACGTTGAGAACGGTGGTACTTCCACCCTCGACGTCAAGTTCCAGTCCGCCGACACCTCCGGCGGCACCTACAGCGACATCACCGCTGTTTTCTCTCTCGACGGCACCGAGCAAGCCTCTGGCACCGTTGCTTTCGCCCAGGTGAGCACCTCTGCTTCCAAGCAGTACATCGCCTTCCCTAAGTCCAGCGCTAAGCGTTGGGTGAAGGCTGTGTCCACCACCTCCACTTCTACCCACACCTACAGCCTCAACGCTGTGGCTGCCAAGAAGTACGCCTAAGCTGCTTAAGCGAAGGACGCGGCGCCTAGGCCTTCGGGTCTGGGCGCTTTTTATGTAGGCCAACCTCGGTAAGCTGTCTTTATGAACCTCTCCGAAGACCTAGACGTTTTCTTCAACAGCAATCACTTTGCTGTGAGTTGTACTGCTGGCTCCACAACGGGCAAAGGCATCCTTGAGCAGCCCAGCGAAATCATTGCTGACGGCGTTGTACTCACTACTGATTACGTGCTAATGGCCAAGGCTTCGGATTTTGGGTCACTTGCCTATGGATCCGGCATTGAGGTCGACGGCAAGATGTACCAAGTCCGTAGCACCCAGCTTGTTGACGATGGTTTGATCTGCAAGCTGTTTCTCACCAAGGTTGTTGGTCGCACGTTGACCTTGGTTGACGAAGACCTTGACGGCGGCGGACCGACTACAGATCTAAGCGGCGCGGATGTATTCGACGCTGGTGGAGTCTGATCATGGCTATTCGGATTCAAAACCGCCGTGGTACGGCGTCTGAATGGACCGATGCAAATCCCATCCTTGCCGTCGGTGAGATCGGGTTTGAAACGGATACAGGCAAGTTCAAGATCGGCGATGGCACGACCGAATGGGATGACCTTGTCTACTCATCGACCCGAAGCGCCTTTTCTCTGGGCGACCTAAACGATGTGACTACGACTGATAAAACCGACGGGAGTGTTCTCTACTACGACTCATCCACTTCCACATTCAAGGCGGATGACGTCAACACAAAATTGACGCTTGCCGATGGCGGCAATTTCTAGGACTTAACCCTGTCAAGTATCCGGGCTAAAGTGACTCAGGCAGATCCCTAGGACCTAGTTTTCAGCGCTAAGGAGGCACCCACCAGATGGCCAATACCCTTCGGATCAAGCGGCGCGCCTCTGGCGATGCCGGAGCCCCTTCGAGCTTGGCCAACGCCGAACTTGCGTTCAACGAAGTTGACGACACGCTGTATTACGGCGAAGGCACCGGCGGAGCAGGTGGAACGGCAACCACGATCCTTGCCATTGGTGGTTCCGGCGCGTTTACGACGCTGAGCAGCACCCAAACAATCAGCGGTAATAAGACGTTTACCGGCACCCTCGATTTCAGCGGTGCCACGATTGCGACGTTAGAGACCACCGGCAATGTCACCGTCGGGGGCAACCTCACTGTTAATGGCACGGTTTCGACCATTAACAGCACCACGGTTTCCGTGGACGACAAGAACCTTGAGCTTGGTTCTACTGCTTCTCCGACCGATTCGACTGCTGATGGCGGCGGTATCACCCTGAAGGGGGCAACCGACAAAACCTTCAATTGGGTTGACGCCACCGACAGCTGGACCAGCTCCGAGCACCTTGATCTTGCTTCCGGCAAGGTCTTTAAGATTGCCGGCACGTCTGTCCTGAGCGGCAGCACTCTTGGTTCTGGTGTCACCGGCTCTAGCCTGACCAGCGTTGGCACGATTACCAGCGGCACCTGGAACGGCAGCACCATTGCAGTTGCCAATGGCGGTACTGGTGCAACCAGCGCTGCTGCAGCCCGCACCAACCTGGGCCTGGTTATCGGCACCGATGTCCAAGCTCAAGATGCCGAGCTGTCGGCACTGGCTGGCCTGACCAGCGCTGCTAACAAACTGCCTTACTTCACCGGTTCCGGCACCGCGGATCTGGCTGATTTCAGCGCGTTTGGCCGCACTCTGGTTGATGACGCCGACGCAGGCACTGCTCGCAGCACGTTGGGACTTGGCAGCATTGCTACCCAAGCAGCCAACAACGTCTCCATTACCGGAGGCAGCATCGACGGCGTAACGATTGATGGAGGCACCTACTGATGCCCGAGATTTACGGAGCGTGGGCAAGTCGTCGCGACAACATCGTGACCCTTGGTACGCTTACTGCGGTTGGAGCGACAGACGCAGTTGAGGTCTCCGGCCGTAACTTCACTTTCGCTCACGTCAGCAGTGGCTCCAACATCAGAACGATTGATGAGGGCAGCCTTGATGGCACGAATTGGTTCGCTTTAGGCGATGAAAAAACCCACGAGTCCACTGGCGCTTATGGGCATCACTACCAAGACGTAATCATTAGGTTTGCCCGCAGCCGCTGTACTGCTATCGGCACCGATGAGTCTGTTGTTGTGACGATGGCCTGCGACTAGAACCATTTGCTAAATCCATGCCCATAATGCGGGCATGGACAGGCACACCTTTAACAACTGGGTAAAGGTGCGCGAAGCATTGGAACGCGCGGGAAAGACTGATTGCCTGATTTACCGTAGAGCCCTAGCTATCACTACTGGTGGCAAAGATCCCGGTCCCTTCGGCACGAACACCTAATGGCTACTAAGCGCGAAGACATCCTTGCTGCCATCAGAACTGCACTGACTGATACGACCGGGGTCGGCACCCGTATTTATCGCAGTCGGGTTGAAGCGGTAACCCGAGCAGAATCTCCGGCATTAATCGTTGAACCGCTTACAGATACCCCAGTCCAGAACACGGCTTTGCCCACGTTGGACTGGACACTTCGCGTGCGAATCAGCGTGATCGTACGTGGTGCGACTCCTGATCAAGTTGCCGACCCAACAATTCAGAGCCTGCATTCAAAAATCATGGCGGACCTGACTCTGGGCGGCGAGGCCATTGACGTGCAACCTGCACAAACAACTTTCAATTTCTTTGAGGCCGACAATCCTGCAGGCGTCATTTTTTGTGAGTACGACGTGCGTTACCGCACTCAAGTTGCTGATCTGACCCAATAAATCACCAGATCTAGACTTGGGCCTAACAAGTCACTCGACTTACCATGACAAGTGAACACCGTGGTGAAGGCGGGAGCTACCTGCTGGACCCGGAAACGGGCGAGCGCACATTACTCAAGCGCACGCTTCCCCCAACACCATTTGAGGTAACCACCGATGGCTCTGCTACTGCGGAAACGCCTAATTCTGATCGAGACGGAGTCGACGTACGGGACGGATCCGACCCCAACCGGAACCGACGCCGTTCTCGTAAGGGATCTCAACATCACCCCTCAGCAGAGTGATGTTGTCAACCGCGATGTTGTGCGGCCCTATCTCGGTGCTTCCGAGCAGCTGCTTGCCAACACTCGCGTTGAATGCACCTTCAGCGTCGAACTGACCGGTTCCGGCTCCGCTGGCACGGCTCCTGCCTACGGCAAGGCCCTTCAGGCTTGCGGCCTTGATGAAACCGTCGTGGCTTCCACCAGCGTCACCTACGCCCCTGTTAGCGCCAGCTTCTCTAGCGTCACCATCTACTACAACATTGATGGTCTGCGTCACAAGGTGACCGGCTGCCGTGGCACGTTCGTGATCAACGCCAACGTCGGCGAGATCCCCACGATCGACTTCACCTTCACCGGCGTCTACAACGCCCCTGACGACAGCGCACTGCCCTCTGCAACCTTCGCAAACCAGGCAACCCCGCTGATCTTCAAGAACGGCAACACCAGCAGCTTCCAGCTCCTTTCTTTCGCTGGCTGCCTGCAGTCCTTCAGCTTCGACATCGGCAACACCTTGGTGTACCGCGAGCTGATCGGTTGCGACAAAGAAGTCATCCTGACCGACCGCGCTGCTACTGGCTCGACCACGATCGAAGCCGTAAGCATCGCCTCGAAGGATTACTTCGCTGCTGCTCTGACTGACACCAGCCTGGGCAACCTGGACTTCACTCACGGCACCACTGCCGGTAACATCGTGGACTTCGCTTCCACCCGTGTTGACATCGGCGACGTGTCCTATGGAGATCAGGACGGTATTGCCATGTTCAACATCCCCTATACCTGCGTGCCCAGCACCAGTGGGAATGATGAATTCAGCCTGGCCTTCACCTAAGCTGCGCTCAATCACACCAACCTTGGGGCCGCTGATGCGGCCCTTTTTTGTGCCTGTAAGATAAAGCGGAACTACTACTTCTTCTTATGGCGTTCGTACGCAAGAAGGTCAAAACCTTCAAGTGGCCCGTAAGTATTGAGGAGCCTAGCGACGGCGGCACTTTTGACACCAACACTTTCGATGCAACGTTCAAACGTGTTGGCCGCAAGGATTTCCTGAAGCTCAGCGAGAAGAGCGAACTTGACCTGCTCAAGGCTGTGCTGGTGGGCTGGGACGGCATTGACGATGAAGACGGCAAAGCTGTGCCGTTCTCGATGGAAGCTCTGCGTGACCTGAGCGACGACCCTTATTGGATCCGCGGCGTGCTCAAGGCCTACACCGATACCTTTGAAGGCGCCAAGTCGGGAAACTAAAGGACGCTGCGATCTATTGGGCTGGCGGCGGTAAGCGCGTCGAGGATCACTCGCAGGATGATGCCAAGGCTCTTGGCATTGTCCTGCCCAAGCCCAAGAAAGAAAGCAGCGACGATTTTGAGGTTTGGGACGATAACTGGGACATCGTGATGATGTTCATGCGTATGCAGACCCAGTGGACGACCAGCATGGCCGGCTACGTGGGTTTGAAGTATGAGGTGCTGCTTAGTTCTGGAGGGCTATTTGACCTCTACAATGTCGACAACCGCCGCGACATGCTTGAGGGCCTTCAGATCATGGAGGCCGCAGCACTGAGCGAACTCAGCAAGAAGAGCTCCGATGGCTAAGACGGTAAGCGACGTCTTTTTAAGGCTTAAGGTCGAAGGCCAGCAGACCTTGGAGCGCCTTAAAGGGTCCTTCCGTGGCCTTGAAAAGACGCTTGACGTTACCGATAAAGGAATTGAGCAGCTAAGGGCAGGTCTAAAAGACTACGCAACACAGACGACCACAAGCACGCAGTTAATAAAGGGTCAAATTGATGCTTTTAAGGCGCTGCAAGCGCAGGCAACTATCGGCGGCAAAGTATACAAACAACTCGGCACTGATATAACACAATTAACCAAAAAACTTAAGCAACTTGAGGTTCAATATAACCAAGTTGAGGAGTCAGCAAAGCGCTCAAACAAGCAACTTGCCAGTGAGGCTGTCTCTAAAAATACAGAGAAATTTGCTGTTCAACTTAACGCTGTTAGAACTTTACTTAAGGAAAATAACGTAAACACACAAGCCTACACAGAGAGGTTGGCAGAGCTGCAGATAAGGCAGACTGCAATGAATCGGGTACTGGAGCGTCAGGCGGTCATTGCTGCCGGACTTAGAGAAGTCACCGTTGCAGGTGCGGTGCAGGGGCGTGAAAGCTTTTTAGAAATGTACGGCAAAGGGCTTGCCCCTTTGCCTAATACAACAGCTGCTTTAGGTCAACAGTTAAAAGAACTGCGCCAAGACTTATCCAATCTGTCTATCGGCGGAGATCGTTATGTTCAAACGCTGCGTGAAATTGATCGTGTACAAAAACAAATAGCTCAAGCCAACGTATTGGCTGAAGATCCTTATGGCACGGCTGCACGCAAGCAACGCATACGCGCAGGTCTCGGCCAACAGCCTGTTTTTGGAATGTTCGAGGGACAGGACCCTGTCCAGAAAGCAATAAGGCGCAGGGAGCGGAAACAAGCCCGGCGGGCAGGCCCACGTCAAGTGCCTGCCCAAGTCCAAGAGATCAGCCAGCTATACCAGCAAATTACCGACATTGGCATGGCCCGAACCAGGGGCAATATTGATGCCATGGGCAACTCATTCCGGCGAGTTGCTAGCGATATTCGTGAAGCGACGGCCGCATCTAACGGCAGTATTAACAGCCTCAATAGCCAAAGAAGTGCGTGGACAACTCTCCGAAACAGTCTTAATCCCGCCTCCGATGCTTACCGGGAAGTAAGCCGCGAAATTGACAAGGTCGACAAAAAGCTGTCCCGATTGAACCGGGGAGGCCGCATGGGCCGCTTGGGCCGGAACGTAGCCGCAGGAGCCGGCGGTATGCTCTCGGGCGGAATTTTTGGCGGCCCAGAGGGTGCAGTAGGTGGACTTGTTGGCGGCCTATTTGCTGGTCCTGGTGGAGCACTAGCCGGCGCTGCCGCAGGTGCTCAGGTCAGCCAGCTTCGTCAACAGCTTTCTGGCGTTGCCGAGTTCAACGCTGAAATCACGCTAGCCAAGACGACACTTGCCCAAGCCTCTACGGGCCTGCAGGATTACAACCGTTTGCTCGGACTGGCCCGACAAGTCAGCTCCGATTACGCAGTGTCACTAAAACCAGCAATCTCAGGCCTCGCCCAGATTGCCACCGCTGCACGCGCTAACAATTTGAGCTTTGACGATACCGAAAAGATCTACAGGGGCTTGATTGCATCCAACGTTGCTTTTGGTAAGAGCCAGGAAGACCTCGACGCAATTATCCGAGCAACTGTGCAGGTCTTGTCTAAGGGCAAGGTCAGCGCTGAAGAACTGTCGGGCCAGATCGGTGAACGTTTGCCCGGTGCTGTAGCCAAGTTCGCGGCAGCCAACGACATGACGCTGCCACAGCTAACCAAAGCTTTTAAGGACGGCCAGGTCACTATTGCTCAGTTCGTCAGGTTCGCGGCCTCTCAGGGCGAAGAATACGGAGAAATCGCCGAAAAGATTGCCGAAGGCCCCGAAAAAGCAGGTCTGCGTCTGCAGATTGCTCTTGAAAATTCGGGCGAAATTTTTGGTTCTTTCTTTGCTAAAGCCGGCGCCGGATTCCAAGATTTCTTTGCTCAAATTGTCACTTTCTTTAATAACAACGAAAAACGAGTTAAGCAGTTTGTCACCAACATGGTGAATAGTGCAGTCCTTGTCGCAGGGGTAATCAAAAATGTCGTAATGGGAATCGTCAATTTCGCCAAAGGCGCTTTAGACATTCTCGAAAAGTTCAACCCGCTTATCAAAGCTGTACGCCTTAGCTTCGAGAAAGGCCTTAAAGATTTTTATGACAAAGCTCCCGACATGCTTAAGGGAGCAGCTGACCGGTTTGGGATCAAGCTGTACAGCGTTGAAGATTTGTTCCCCGATCAAACTCCTACTTCTTTTGGTAAGGGTGGTGCGGCGCCTAGCGGCACGGGCGCCGAGGATGGCGGCGGAGAGGGCGACTCTAAGGCGGCTAGGGATTTGGCCCGCCGTATTGCCGGTTCTCAAGAGGTTGTGCGCAGGCTTAAGGATCAGTTGGAAATCAGCAAGCAGCAACGCCCGCTCGACGAGTTTCTTGCCAAGCAAGCCAAGGATCGAAGCGATTTTGAGGCACGCTTTGCCAAGCTGCGGGGCGACCGCACAAACGCGGTAATTGAAGAAGCTTACGTAGACGCTGAGTCTCTACTTACAGACAAGCAGAAGGCGGATCTTCAGAAATTTATCTTTGAAAAGATGAAGGGCATTGGCAATCTGAAGATGGAGCAAATGCGTGTTGAACAGGACCTCAACCGCGAACTTGAAGACCGCAAGTATGAGCTTGGGTTGATCAACGAAGAGGAATACACCCGTCTGAAAATTCTTCGCGAGCGCAAGCGTCTTGAGGAGGCCTACCCAGGCGAAGGCTTTGCCGGCAAGCGAGCTGAGGCTGAAGACCTCTATCGCCGCGAAGTTGACCCCACTTTCCAGGAGGCGGGCGAGACCGAAGTGAAGCGCATGAAGGATGAGCTGGAGGAAATGACCAAGCCGCTGAACCAGCTCAAGGGCGCTGCAATGGCGTTCGGCGAAAGCATCAGCCAAGCCTTCAGCAACATCGTCACTGGCTCCCAGACCGCTCAACAGGCCATGGCCTCGTTCCTCAAGAACCTGGGTCAGTACTTCGTTGAGTACGCCGCCAAGGTCATCACCCAGATGATCGCCATCGCCACTATTCAGGCGGTAATCAAGGCGCTGGGTGGTCCAAGTACTGGCGGCGGCGATGCGGGACCCAAGCCCGCACTGCCTGGAAGTGTTGGCACCATTGCGGCTCAAGGCACCGTCATGGATAAAGGCGTCAAGCGCTATGCCATGGGCGGCGTGGTCAACAAGCCGACCATGTTCACCTATGCCGAGGGCGGCACCGGTCGCTTTGGCCTGATGGGTGAGGCTGGCCCGGAGGCGATTATTCCGCTGAAGCGCGGCAACGACGGCCGCCTGGGCGTCTCGGCTTACTTCGCCGACGCCAACGCCGCAATGGCTAAGGGCGCGGCCAACCGCACTTCCGCTGCAGCCTTTGAGGAGAACGCCGACGCCCTGGCAATGAGCACCAGCTACGTCCGGGAGCGCAGCCAAGAGCGCGAGCGCCAGACGATGCTCACCGGTGCCGGCGGCTCGATGTTGATCCAGACTCAGGTGATCAATAACGTCGAATACGCGACGATGGATCAGGTCGCTCAGGCCACCGCAGCAAGCGCCAAGCAAGCACGGGCTCAGGTCTTTGCCGACATTCGCAACAAGCCTGCTACTCGCTCCTCCTTGGGTATGCGCTGATGACCATTGCAATCGGCACCTACATCCGTCTGCTCAACGCCAACGGAAGCGACACCGGCTATCGCTTCCAAAACTTCTTTAAGGGGGACACTCGCACCTACGACTCGCTTACTTACACGTTCTCCGGCTTCGGATTTAGCGGTGGCACGCTTGACCTTGAGGGCGGCAACATCAGCGCCAGCCTTGTCGTCGCGTTGAACCAGCTGAGCCTTGCCGTCTATACGCAGGCCGCCAATGACAGATGGCTTGTCCGGCTTCGCACCGTGTGGCTTGACCCGGACACGCTTGCCGAAAGCGCGACCTACAGCGAAGAGCTTTACGCAGTGACCGGTCTTGAACATGACAGCTCCAGGCTCTCAGTACGATTAGGTAGCCCCCTTGATGCGGTCCGTGAAAACGCCCCGCGGCGTTCATTGACCCAGCAGCTGGTTGGTTCACTGCCCACTACCGGAGAAATATCACTGCGATGACTCTTTCTCCTAAAGGTGCTGACCATATTGTCCTGCTGCCCCAGGACCGGGAGATCATGGAGATCACCGGTCTGAATGAGAGTGAGTATCGAGAATTTGTCCGCGAACTCAAGCGTCACAGCAAGATCCAACCTGGCACGCCTGTCAACATCGGCGTCGACCTGTTAATCCTTTACATCGTTATCGGCGCGGCACTTAGCTATGTCGCCACGCTGCTTACCCCTAGGCCGCGGCAACCGCAGCAGGCCAACGTCACGACCAATACGGTCCAAGGCCAAAACATCGTCAACGGTGCCCGGTATACACCGAAGTCAGGCTTTGACTCTGTCCAAAACGTTGTTGAGTTGGGCAGCGTCGTCCCGCTGGTCTACGCCAACCGTCAGGTTATTGATGGAGTCAGTTATGGCGGTTGCCGGGTAAATACCAATTTGCTGTGGAGCCAGATCTACAGCGTCGGCGGCGGTCAAATGCTTCGCGCCATATTTCTGGTGAGCGAGGGTTCTATCAACTCGGTCGATTCCCAGCAGTTTGCTATCGGCAACAACCTGCTGACCAACTACGACCTTGCAAACTCTGATCATGGTCGCATTGCCGTTTATTACAGGGGAGATGGCGGTCGATTGAGGAGCGCAGACCGGATTGCTGGTCAGCTGGCTGCAAACGACATTGGCAACGCCGAGAACGACGGCGGCGCTGATGTATTCCAAGTCCGTTCTACGGATAACTTTTTCCAGCCTGACTTCTGCTTTACAAGCTCCCCTTCTAACCAGAACACGTTTGGTGTTCACGGCTTTATTGGCAACAATTTCGCCTTCAAGCTGAACCCTGTGTTTAGGCCTGCGGTTCAGTTGCAGCCCAGCTCTAGCAACCAAGTTCGCTGTCCAAATGATTGGCAAGCACAGGCCCAGCGTCGCAAGCAGGGCACTGTCTTTTCAGGTCGCTCGGGTGTAGTTGGCACCACTTCCCAGCTTCGTACCGTTGCCGTTGGGGACACGTTTACTTACACGTTGTTCACCAGCTCGGACCAAAACCGTTTATTTACTGAGGTAAATCCTCAGGGAGCCGATGGCGAGGAAAGCTGCGGCGACGTTGCTCAGGCAGTAGCAGGTCGCCAGCGCAGCTACGACGAAGGTCTGGCCATTGGTCAGATTTACAAGGTCGGCACCTGCGTTGCGATCTGCACTTCACGTACAGAGGCCACGTTTATTTCCGACTCCGACAACAGCGGAATTGGCTCGTCACAGCAGGTCTCAGCAGAGTTCCAGGTATTGCGCCCTGGTTTCATTTTTGAGTACACCCAAGCTGACATCGAAGCTGATGGCGGCTACAACGCATCTCAGCGCGGCCACATTTTGAAGTTTGCAGAGGCTGTGCTTGCCACAGACCGTGAGGCAAAGATTGTTGAGGTCGGATTGCGTAGTGCTGTGCAACTGCAGATCAGCGGCATGACCAACATGCGCGACGCACATAGCTATCAGCGTTGCGACAACGAAGCTTGCTTTAACTACAACGGCCAAACCGCCGACAACATTCAGGCGATCGTTTATCAAAGTGGCTCGTACAGCAGCCCAGATACTCGTTACTCGTTCTTCCGTGTCGGGTATCGACCGGCAGGCTCAGAGAATTCCTACACCGAAGTCGATGAGCTCTTTGCTATTCGCAGCGCTACCGGTGCTGCGGTGTACAACTACCTGCGTTTTGAGTACACCGAAAGCAACAGGTGGGACATTCGCTTCACTCCCATAAGCGCTTACGAAGTCCGGTACGCCTCTACCGACAACTCCTATGTAAACGTTCTCGATTACAAGGGCACTGATCAGTCTGTGGTTGCGGGCGACTTGACGCTGCGTTTCACCGGCGCTCAGGTTTCTCGCAGCACGGAATCGTTCAACGTCGCAGCGCTAACGACGCCCGACTACGTAGACCTCGGCATCGGGTTTGACGATGAATACTTCTATGCAGACGCCTGGGCACGCTGCTCAGAAGCCTTCATCTACAACGAAATCACGACCAGTGCCAATCAGCCTGAGCATCAAATCGTTTACGTCAACACGATTGCCGAAAACCCCTCTGTTCCGAACTACGACAACATGGCGATTGTCGGGGTCAATATCCGCAGCAGCACCGAGATCAGCCGCCTCGATCAGTTCAGCGTTTACGTAAACGAGGGGATTGGGGCGACCAGCAACTTCCCAGATGTGCTGTACGACCTGATGACCAACAAACGGTACGGCACTGGCAAGGTGCTGAACGCTGAACAGGTCGACCTTGAAAGCTTCAACGCTGCCTCGGCATGGACTTACGCCCGCCGCTACTTCTTTGACGGTGCCATTTCCGAGCGCATCAACATCCGCAGCTGGGGCGCCAAGGTTGCCAACGACTACTTGCTGGACCTAGTAGTCCGCAACGGCAAGTTTGCGCTCCAGCCAGTAGCCACCTTCAGCGGCCCTGAAACGATCAGCGGCCTGTTCACAGCAGGCAACATCATTGAGGACACGCTGGAATTTGCCTACGCCGACCTCCAAGACCGCTTGCCCATCAGGGTTTCGGTCAAGTGGCGCCAAGAAAAGGAGTCATCGAACATCGAGGCCCGCGGCTTGTTCCCCGTGGTCCGCGAGGTGACAGTGCGCGAACCAGAAGTCGACCCAAATGCACCGCTGGAGTTGATTGACATCAGCGATTACTGCACCAGCCAGGATCACGCCATCGACCGCGCCAAGTGGGAGCTACGAAGCCGCCGCTACACGACGCACTCGATCAAGTTCAAAACCACCCCATCTGAAGCGTCGCTTGACATTGGCAGCGTGTTCAAGCTAGGCCTTGAAACCGTCACCTACAACCAGCCAGCTAACGGGGCAATTGCTGATGACGGCACTGTCACCTCATGGCCTGAGCTGGAAGACGGCACTTACACCTGCCTTCTGTGGGACGGAACTACGAGCGACATCCAGCAGGTTTCGCTTGAGATTGCCAATGGCAAGAGCTCATACAGAAATGCGGTGTTCTGCGTGAAGAACAGCACCACCGACGCTCAGACCTACAAAACCCAATCAATCAGCTACGACCAGGACGGGAACATTGAGGTCGAGGCCACTTATTTTCCTACCGACTCCACTGGAACTAGCCTGTTAACACAGGGCTGGAACCAGTCCAATAACTGGGTGATCGAGGGAACGTTATGAGCGTCTCTTTTCCTGCGGTATCTCCGACCCGTCGGACATTTACGCCTGGCGCTTACGCAACTAAGAAGTTCAACGCGGTCAATGGTGCCAGCGAGACTCGGTTGTATGGCAGCAGGGCATTTGACGCTGAGCTGCGCTTGGACTTTGTCACCAGTGACTCGGATACCGCTTCACTGCTGGCCAGCTGGCACAACTCCAAGGGTGGCGCATACACGCTGACCCTGCCGTCTGAAGTTTTTGCCGGTGTTGCTCAGGACCTCAAAGATCAAGTCCCCACTTACTTAAACTGGCGCTGGGCTGAGATGCCCTCGGTCGAATCACTCTTTCCTGGACGGTCTAGGGTGCAAGTACGACTCGTAGCTACTTTGGACGCCTGAAATGGTCTTAACTGGAGCTGACGGCCAACTCAAATATCAAGGCACAGTCGTGGGCAAAGTCCGTGACTGGAGCATCACGGTCACTAAGGATGCCCTTGAGGACACCTCTATCGGCTCGTATGACCGCACCTACATCGGCGGATTGCGTGGCACGACTGGTAGCGCCACTGTTTTATACGACCCCGACAATTATCAAGCGACTGTTTTCCTGAACTCCATTTTCAACAACACTGAAGATGTTGAGCAGGTGAATTTCGTGTTCAACCGTTTGGACAACAAGTCCTTTGCCTGCACTGGCTTCGTTACCAGCGTTAGCCCCAGCATCAGTGTCGGCAGCGTCCAAGCAGTAAGTGTCAGCTTCCAAGTCTCTGGTAAGCCCGTTGGAGAGTTCTAATGGCCGTTCTTGGGATCGGTGGAAGGCTTTACCTGAAGCGTGAGGCACCTGAAGCTTGCGTTATCAGCTCTTTGCTGGTCACTGCGGACGACTCCCTGCTGACCTATTGCCCTGGCTATTGGAGCGGGGACAAGGTCACTACGTCATGTCTTCCGACTGGCGGCGGCGACTTCCCGCCAAATCCCGATGGCTATGGCACGTACTACGGAAGCCGCTACTTCCAGGGACCTAACCGCAGCCAGATCAACGGCGTCAACGACACGTTTTACAAGACCTCTTCCGAGGAGTACCCGACTGGGGAGTCTGGCGATGATTCGCAGTTCTACTCCCGTGTGGGCGACGTATCCAATTCTGAAACCCTGGTCGCCTGCGGTGATGGCGAGTATTGGATCCATGTTGACGAGCTGGGTGCGATCAGCTTCTATAACTCACGCGCTGACGCGCTTGAAGGCGACCCAGCCGATCGGGTCAACCTGTTTCAGACCGTCTATGGGGTAATTGGCCTTTCCCCCTTTGGCAGCGCCAACTACAACAACGCTTTCTGGCGGTGCATTACTGAGGTGAACGATTACACCGCCGGCGACGTTCAAGACATTTCGTCGCTCGCCTAG